AAAGGTTGGATCTGGCCCCATAACACTTTGTGTGGCTACAGGACTATCAGGATCAAACCCAGCCAACAGGCCCATCGCGGCCTTGCGACGCGCCTCTATCTCAGCCGCGATTAGATCTTTCTTTCTTTTCGCCGTTATCTGCGCTAGCTCTGCATCTGTTGGCATTACTGTGCCCTCTTTCTTTTTGCGAGATACGGGTTGTACGAAGCACCAGTAGGCGTACCACCCATCAGACTCGGCATCAGTGGTTTAGGCACCGGAACCTGGCCACGACTTTTTGTAGGCGTCAAACTCTTAAACGGTTGATCGGATTTGTCGTAGTCTTCGCCAGCACCTTCGAGTTGTTCTTTTAGCGCATCCCAGAAATCTTCATCTTTGTCACCCCAAAAACTGCCGCCGGATGGTTTGGGGGTTGCCGCCGGGAAAGTAGATTCAGGACCCCAAGTAGGATCAGTCATCCCCGGATAGGGGTCTTGTCGAAATGGTAAGTTCGGCAGATTCTGAACCGCGCTGCTGACTAAATTATCAGGTATTTTTTTCCTAATATTAAACAGCGACGAATATGGGAAAGGTATTCCAGGCCAATCCATCACAACACTCCTCTAAAATTATTAATGATATTCATAATCACATAAAGATAGACGCAATACTCGCCAGCTTGCCCACCGTATCCAGACCGCTCGGGCCTGGGGCTGTGGTGGTGGACCCGTAATCGCCTGATATCATTGCCATGTAGTTCTGTAACGCATTCTGTGGCGCTTGCTGCGAGTAGGTGTAGCGAGAAATATCATCGTCTATAGCCCTCTGTGACATTGCCTGGCGTTTATCTCCGATGTCACCCATGCGGTCGTAAACGCTAAACGGCTGTGCCATGATGCTCGGATACTGTTGCATTCCCAGAGCTTGCTGGCCGAGCTGCATCTGCGCCGCTGGCATTCTCATCCCCTGTGCCTGGGCGTAGGCATTGCCGTACATTTCAGCAGCCTTGTTCGTCATCTGCTGGTTGGCTGCGGCGATTGCTTTTGACTGGATGTTGTTGGCGACCGAACTACCACCTGGGTGGGCTTCTACTATCCCGCTGCGAATGCCAGGGAGGACGTTACCGAGAAGCTGGCTTTTCATCTGATTGCCAAAGGTTTGCATCATGTCGGCATAGGGTGAGCCGCCGCCGCCAGAAGGTCCACTTACCGGCCCCGGCCCCGTACCTGGAACGAAATGTGGACCGCCCGGCTCGTAACCTGGAGCATAAGTTTTATTATGGACTAAGTACCCATCGGCAAAGTATGTTTCGTGTCCGTCAACGTGGAAATTGTAAACAGGGGTATCTTCTGGTATCTCTTTAGATATAACAGATTCGACCGTTACAATGCCCTTTCCATTTCTGTATAAGATGTCACCCTCAACAACGTCAGAGATTTTTTTCCACCCATCCTGCGTCATAAAGGGATGCGCTTCTGTTACGAACGGTTCTTTTCCATTAAACCCGTACAGTTTCTGACCACCCGCCTTAGACGGGTAAATCTTTGTGACTACTCCATCCCCCTTATCAGTTTTTACTTCATCACCAATGTTAATCTCAGAAACATTCTTTTCAGAACCATCTACAAGTTCAACTTGAACTCCGTCAACAAAGCAACTGGAGTAGTATCCTAGACTACTAACACCAGCAGGCAGACTTGGCCCACCACCTGTATCGACTCGACCGGCAAGAAGATCAGACATTTGACCACCAGTAAATGGTGTAGCGCCCTGTAGACTGCCGATAAGGGCATTCTCCGCGCCTTTCATCATCGACTGCGTGCGTGGTGCCATTGTGTAACCGAGGGTCGCGGCTTGGGCTGCTTGTTGGGCTGGGTCGAAACCAGCCGTAGTCGCTTCTGGGTAATATTCGGCTGGGCCTTTATCGAGTATTTTTCGAGCTTCGCCAAAGCCGTACTTCAGCGGCTCAACTTGAGCTTCCCACGGCTTAACCGTTTGTGTTCTTGATCCACCACTCATAATTTATTCCTCATTATTAGTCCGGTCCTGACCAGTCTGGATGACCCGGCCCATACGGCATGTCCTGATCGACCCAACTTGATCTGTATACTGGTCCACCAAAACCCAAGAGGTTTTGTGTGTAATTGTCACCTTGAATATCTGCTCTACCGTAAATTGGGTTGAATCCCCAATTCGCCAACGGCCCTGTACCAAACGCTGAAGACTGCGGAGCAGTCAACCAAGAAGGACCGCCGTAATCTGCTGCTGCCCACGGCACAGTCGTTGCGAGGCGGCTTGTAGGATCTTCCACGCTGACATTTTGTGGATCGGCTAAAAGACCGCCTAAGACACCATATTTAGGGACTAAATCTGTACTTGTATATGCACCCGGTGTCCCAGCCCAGTCAGCGAAATTAATGTTGAAGCCGGGAACCGGAGCGCCGCCAGAATCATACCCTCTAGTTACCCACTGGTTCATGCTTGGGTCCCAACCTTCGGCTGATGAATGCCGTGTTGCAAAAGTTTCTTCCGGGCCACCTGTTCCACCATACATCATCAACGGGACGCGATAACTGTCATACGCCCTGTCCGGGCCAGTACCACCGCTAACTCCGCTTACCTTGTAAGGATCACCTGTTACACGGTACATATAATCTCCAGTACCCGCAGGCGCTATTCCCATTCTGTTTACATAATTGCTGAGTAAGGCACCGTAGGTGTCTGGGTTATTAGGATCAACCGGATCAACCGGATCAACCGGATCAACCGGATCAACCGGTACAACCGGGTCGCCCCCCGATGGCATCTTCCCTGTCGGGAAAAGCGGTGTGGGGGAAATTGGATAAACTGCCTTTCCCTCGCCCGGTGGATCGACAGGTTTCCAACCACCAGGAACGCGGCCAGGCGTAGTCCCGCCGTAGTGATACATGAGATCCCGAACGGTATCGCCGCCGGGGATACCCTGGTAATTGTTATCTACGTCTGGCGACCACGCTTTCGGCATCCAAGGTTTATAAGCCAGGTTCTGTCCGATACCCGCTGACTGTAGAAATGGGTATTTGATGGTTCCAAGATCAACGTCGCTACTAAGTAGGCCACCGCGCCAGTTGGGGTCGTAGTCCGGGTGGTCTGGCTGGTCAGGATTCCACTTAATGTCATTCGCTGTACCTATGGCAAACTGGGGTGGGATTGGCTCTGGCGGTAAATCTCTAGGGTCTACGAATGGAAACTTATTTGGGTCTACTCGTATTGGACCGCCGGGTCCGGGGTTTTCTCTGTCAGCGGCATTTAAGTATCCAGCTTCTCGCGCTCGTCTGTTCGCATCAATTTCCTGATCGACAGCGCTAGTAAACCCAGCACGTACAGCTTCATCATTTGCGTATGCTTCCATATCAGAAGCACTTTGAAATTTTTGCCCAGTTCGTGGGTCAGTAACTAGTTTTGCCCTTTCATTTGCCGCCCTTTCCCTCGCTGCCGCACCACCCTCAACACCAGCCGTACCCGCCTTTGTATTTGCATGAGCTTCCTTATGGGCCGCGCTTTCATAGCCCTCTGCTCGCGCCCTATCATTTGCGGATAACTCTTTTGCTACCGCTAATGGGTATCCTTGAGCTACATATTCTTCTGTTGTTGCCATTATTGCATCCTATGTTTCAAGGCTGTACTGTTATTCGGGTCTACCCCAAGTTTGTCTGCGTTTATCTGCACCCAAGCCGCCTTTAGATCAGGATAAGCGTCTACATATGTTTCATAAATTGAAGCCATTTAGCTAAATCTCTTTCGTAAAAATATGATAACTGTTAGTCCAGCCCTTCAAAATCTTCCCCCAACCTTTGCGTCCCCAGGCTTCAAGATGAGAACATCCTGAACTTTTGGCGTAGTTCTCAAGCTCTGGATAAAACGGAAACCACTTGTTCATGTCGCCACCACCGATAGATACGACCCGTAAAACTCTTTTGCGTGGATAAGGGATATGTTGTGTGACCATCGCAGCCAGAACATCACCGCCCTCGACGGCGATCCATAATTGCATTTCTGCCTTTTCCAGCAGTGGTTTCATATCTTCGGGCAACATCTCACCCTCAGAATGTGGTGTGGCTTTTTCCAGATGCCCCTCAACGTGGGGCCAGATTGCGTCCACCTCGGTTGGGTGGATTAAGAAGGCTTTACAATTTATTCCAGCTTGTGCCATACCAATACACACCTTCGCCAGATCCCGGATTCCAATCTGACCCATCTGCAAATCTTATATCTCCGGTTCTGGGTCTTGCCGGTGCTTCGTGTGTTCTTTCCAGCCTGAATGTCGCTTGGTTTAACAGGATGTCACTCAACCTTTTTAATTCAGTAACAAGGTATAACCCTAGACTTTCCGGATTTGCCGGTAATGGGCCGGGTTCATAGTGGGTTACAGATCTTTCTACTCTATCTACATGAGTAGCCATTAGTTCATCTTGGAACCTCTATTCCCTGCGTTCTTAACGTCAAGAGAATAGCCGTCCAATCTCCATGTTTGATCTCCGGTGGATTCAAATTTCACACCGATATATTTTCCTGTAACCCTAACTGGAACCTTTGATTGTGAATCAGGATTAAATGTATATGGGCCTTCCCATGTAATACTTTCCTCTGTTGACATCTGTGCGCCTACATAGACGTTCACAGTGTTAGCATCAGAAGATGACATCTTGGGCCAAACAGACAAAATCTTCTTTACTGTTGATGCATTAGGTTGCCCTGATTCATCTACAGTTATGCCGGTTCTTTCGACGTAGGATGTCATGTTGGTTCCATCCTTTGTGTTTCCGGTTTCATGCCGATACATTTTAGTGTCAGTTGCGGATGCCATCACCAGAGATTTACCAGCCGTGTTAGAGAAGGCTGATGCACCCGCTGTATTCCAGTTCAGTGAGTTATTCGCCCATGTACTTGTATCCGCAGACCATGATGCAGAGGATAATGGATCACCCTCAATCCCATATCCAATCATTGATGTTTCTGGAAGATCACGCTCTGTGAATGTTTGATTCGCCCAGTTCCAGACCAGTGCTTTATCGCACTGCACGTTTGTTAAATTACCAGACGATACATAGCAAGCCCACATCTCAGTATTTCCATAATCTGCAACCACAAATGACTTTTCATGCTCATCGCCATTCATATTGCCGAACAAATAATCCCTCATCTTATGGGGAAGGATAGATTCAATCTTCATTCCATCGTTAATGTAGATGTCACCATTACCAAAAATGAAATGCCTATCCCCAAACTCCGCTACACAGTTTGTAGACAGTGCGCCAATCGTAGGGGATAGTTGACGAAAAGCAAAGATAAAAGGAGTACCAACATACGACATCTGGTAGATGGAATCCTCTTTGTAAATCATAAACTTGTCTGTCAGGGGAAGACCATCCAGTATGGCCCCTTTTGAATCAGCAAGTTCGTATTCACCAGCATCGACCGTCGCAGAAGTTTCATCCCATGATGATGGAACGGTTTGTATAGCCGCCTCTGTTGACCACTTAACTAAATTTGTATATTTAGTGCTGGACTCTGTGATATTGAGTGCGATCAGAAAGGAGCGGAACGCTTTTATAGATTTACATTCAGTAGACGCTGGCCAGTTAGTCAAGTCTGCCATCCTGGTACCTACAGCGGGTACACCGGAACTCAATGCCCAGAATTGTGGGTCATCAACACCATTGGTCATAATGAGAACACCGGCTAATACAGTAGATACCCAACCACCTCTGGCTGTAGCACTGTAATCACCGGATGATCGAGTTATGTCAGTCCATGATGAACCGTTATGAACATAAATCTTAGTTAGCCCCCCGATTACCCAGTAAGACGTAGACCCTGCTACTAGATTAGTTATGTAGTAAGGTGCAACAGGACAGGAGGCCATAACCTCCTTATAGCCGGGGGTTTTCTGTATAGCCCCATGCTCTGCTCTTATATTATTGCCATCCGTCCAGACATTAGGGGGCAGTTGCCAGGCATTTATATCCTTGACAATCCCAATTTGTCCGACCTGATCTATCGGAATTAGAGCCATTAGACTTTCGGGTATTTAGCCTTGATTTCTGCGACTTTAGTTTGCCATGCTTCTAGGCCATTCTCAGTTATAAACTCAATCTGTTTTTCTACTGGGCCATAAACTAATACTCTGGCTTCGATACCAGATGCTTGTTCATATACCCAAGTTTGCCTCCATTCACCACCAACCAATTCTGGAGTCCCATGAGATGTCGAATGCCCCTCCGGAGGATTCGGATCAACCTGAGTGATTTCTTTAGGATATAATTCTCCAACCTCTTTTAGAACTAAGTCCCATGCCTCAGTCTTCTTCCCATCCACAATGGCAATCTCGCCTTGTACAGCTTTGTACCCATTTTTAGTTGGAATATCCGTTTCCAAAACTTCCTCTACACCATAACTTGCCCTTACATTTTCATTTTCAAGAGCATTTTTTGGGAAAGAGGTATTGGGATTGTCCGTTTTTAATTGATTTTCCGTGTACGGGAAAACGCTACCTTTTACATATTTCATATCATACCCCTAAATTGTAATTGTGCCAGTTCCGGCAGTAAATTTATATACTTTATACCCGCCTCTATCTGTGTTTGGCGTTGTATTTCCACTAGAGCCATTCACGGTAAGCCCGTTATCCACTGCGGAAAGATCACCTAAGCTATCAGCATAAGCTATGATAACTACGCCTGAACCACCAGCACCAGAATTATTTGATTGACGGGAACCGCCACCGCCACCACCAGTGTTAGCTGTTCCTGCGGTTGCATTCCCTGTCTTACTACCTGCGCCACCACCACCAGAGCCGCCACTACCATTACTTCCAGAACCTCCAGAACCGCCGCCGCCCCCAGCGTAGGTTACGGAAGCACCAGTAATGCTTGAGGCTGTACCTGATCCACCACTGCCACCCGAAGTGCCAGAATTATTACTACCGGTAGCACCAGCACCACCGCCACCACCACCGCCAGAACCTGATCCAGAACCACCCGATCCACCGTTATTACCTTGACCGGCTGTAGCAGAACCTCCAGCGTAACTCCCATCACCACCACCGCCACCACCTGATCCACCATCTCCTCCCGCCCCTGAATTTTCATTGCCACCACCACCACCCTCTGAAGTAATGGAAGAAAAAACGGAATTAGCCCCTTTATTTCCATTTGCATTTGTTACAGAAGCACCACCAGCCCCGACAGTTACTGTTACTGTGCCACTAACAGAAAACCCTGTATCAGTCCTGTAACCACCGGCACCACCGCCACCTGCGCCAGTGGTACTGTTTCGTGCTCCGCCACTTCCACCACCAGCAATAACAAGGTACTCGACCTCTATCTCTGTTTCACCGCCAGCAGCAGCCATCAACCCTACTTTATTCGATCCTAAAGGCATAATTTCTCCCTATCTAACTAACGTCAGCACCGGCAAGGAATCCCAGCCATGTTGTACCAGCATCTATTGTTGTGAATGTAAGAACATCCAGACCGGATGAGGTTAGATCGGGTGCTGAACCCCCCGCCCAATCTACGGAACCAGGCCAATTAACAGTCTGTGAACCACCATTTGTCAGATGCAATGTGAACGAACAGGCTTTACCTGTAGCCGAAGGATTCGTGAAGGTGAATGTTTGCGTTCCTGTCGATACCGTTGCAGTAACGACATTACCAGCAGAAACATCAATAGCGTCTGTGCCACCGCCAGTATCACCTAACGCATTTACTGTTTCGGCATAGTCCTTAATCTCTGGTCTTATAGCTTGCTCATCTTGAAAATTAAGATAACCGCCTAAGAGCATATCGGCAGCCGAATCTATAGCTATTGCAGCAGTGGTTCCATGTGCAACCCCCGCTCCAATCTCTAACTTGTCAGTACCGTCATCAAGACCAATACGATAATCAACTGCGTTCCCGTCAAAATTAAGATAGGTATCAGCAGCGGCCCCATCGCCTAAAGTTACAGTGTCATCGGTAATAGTTAAAATGCTGTTAGTACCGACAGTGGAACCTTCGCCAATAACAAGTTTGTCTGCACTATCGTCAAGTGCTACATAGAAATCCTTGGCATTGCCGTCAAACAGAAGGGTTGTATCTTCTTCACCTGCATCACCTATAGTAACCTTGGGAGTTGTGCCACTAACGACTACATCCCCAGCAATCGTAACTACACCTGATGCTTGCGTAAGTGCCTTTGAATCTGCTGATGTACCAAGAGTAGTAAGGTCAAGATAATTCAATTCTGCAGCAGTTGAAGTTACCCCGTCTAATATATTTAGTTCCGCAGCCGTAGACGTCACACCATCCAGAATATTTAATTCTGCTTCAGAAGAGCTGATAGCAGTTGTTCCTGTAAGACCACTGAACTGAGTCTTCAGGACAGTTTTGAGCATCCTAAGATGATCGTCGCCAACTGATACAGAATCAGAGGCAACAGGATTAGTCGCTACTAATTGGCTAATGTATGTTGCAGTTTCTTTTGCCATTATCTATCTCCCATTAACCCATATCTAACCCTGCTGCGAATCCGTACCATATAGTTCCTGCATCCATAGTTGTAAAGGTTAGGATATCTACCCCAGAAGATGTTAAGGATGGCGCACTTCCACCGGCCCAATCTACTGCTCCGGGCCATGTTAATGTTGCACTTCCACCATTAGTAACTATCAATGTAAAAGAGCAAGCATTTCCAGTATCAGATGGATTATCAAATGTTAATGTCTGATTTCCTGATAATGTATACGTCTGGACATTACCAAGAGTTAAATCAACACTATTTGCTGCCATTGCTTGCTTAGTTTCGGCATAGTCTGTAAATCTTGGCCTTCCGATAACCTCATCCGCACAAGCGATTCCACCACCTAGCGTCATATCACCATTAACATCCATAGATATGCCAGCGGCTGTTCCATGTGCTGAACCACCACCAATCTCTAATGTGTCAGTGCCGTCATCCAGACCGATACGAAAATCAACTGCGTTCCCGTCAAAAACTACCGCAGTGTCTTCTGCACCGCCATCACCTATGATTACCCTGCCATCATTACCAAGTTTCATTCTGGTGTGTAAACCATCGCCAGCTTGAAATATCATACTTGCTGAAGCAC